TTACCAGAAGAAGTTGGTCAAAGACTTGAATTTTTAAGAGAGAAAGAAGGTTATACACGTCAAGAAATTAGATACATTTTATTACTATTATCTCTTCCTGAAATAGATGAGGTTTTAGCTAAAAGTAATATATTAGAAGAAGCTTTTGCATCTAAAATTCATAGTGTACATTAATTATAATTTTATTGTTTAATCTGTTAAAACTTTAAATATTATAAAATTAAAAGAAAGCGAGAATATATGACAATGATAACGTTTAACAATCAAGAAGAAAGAATTAACTTTCAGATTGCTATGTGTTTACAAATGCTTAAATCAGAAGTTGAAACTGGTCACATTATGTGTAGTCCAAGTAAAGGTTCTACAGTAAGAACTTTAGCAAGATATTTTATAGGACTAAAAAGAACTAAAAAAGGAGCTTATAAACAACTAGTAGATGCTGGTATTTATAAACTCTTAGAAAGTCAAAATGCTAATAGTTAGTGGGTTAATAATGCTAATTAGTATATTAATAATTACAGGAATTTTAGTTGCTTTTTTTCTCTCTCGCAGCAACGAAAAATATAGAATTTGGCGTAATGAACAATTACGCCAATCTATTATAAGGAGTAAAAAATATGACTGAAGCTAAAATTTGTTGTATTTGTAACGAAAAATTTATTGGTTGGGGTAATAGTCCTTATCCAGTAAAAGAAGATGGAGAATGCTGTAAACCTTGCGATGATAATGTGGTCGTGCCTGCAAGAATAAAAGAATATGAAAAGGAAAAAAATGAGCTTAACTAAACAACACTTTGAAGACTTAGCACAAGTAATTGCAGATACAGATACTTATGAAGAATTAGCTTTTCAATTAAAAGGTTTCTGTAAAAGACATAATACTAATTTTAATGTAGTTAAATTTAATAACTACATCATTAAAATTAAAAATTTAAAAGAGGTTAAAAGTGCCTAAAGAAACTACATTTAAAGATATGATTGAAGATATATATAATAAACCTTATGATCAAGTTCCTAAAGAAGAAATTAAAAGACAAGCAAGAGAAGTCTTTTGTTTTGGTTTTTCTAAAGAAGATTTAAGTGATGATGGTTCCGATTTAGAAGCAATAAAAGATATAATGAGTAATTAATATTGTTTAATATTGTTATATTTTTATTACTATTATTTTATAAACTAAAACTAAAAAGGAGAGAAAATATGAATATGAAATTAGCTTATAATATAGGTCTATATAGAGGTCATGTCATAGATAGAACTATTGATGGCTATGTTATCTTTGAAGATAATAAAGTTGTTTATTATACTGAAACTAATATGGACGATGCGGCTATTAGGTATAAAGCTATGGAGGTTGTAGATAGAATACATCGTGAAAGAAGAAAAGAAGTTGATGTTAGTATTCAACGTGTAGATGCACAGGTATATAGACATGACAATTACTAATTATTGGAAAGTAGCTATCTATTCTATTGATAGAGTAGAGGGAGGACAAGAAGAAGGTGGCTGGTATTTTACAGCAGGCGAAAGAGTAAAAGAAGGTAAAACTTTGTTTAAAGATCCTAGAAAAGCTAATCGTGCTTGTGCTTTATTTAATAAACTGTATGGTAAAAAAATAACTTCTTGTAACCAAGGTCTTGAAGCAAATTACTATTATAGAGGAACACCAGAGTATTTCCCTAAATACCCACCTTCATATTCTTAATAGACAATAAAAAATTAATCGCTATATTGGATAAATATGGCGATAAGTTTAGACCTAATCAATCAAACAAACGAAGCTACTTTATCGGATCTTGAAAAGAAGTTCTGTGAGGGTATAGCAGCAGGAAAAGGTAAGAGAGAAGCGGCTATTGAAGCAGGATATAGTCCTACATCAGCACACGTACAAGCTGCACGCAACTTAAAGAAAGATAAAATTATACAGTATATTGACCGACTGCGCACGGACGTTCGGCGCTTGACGAATGAATCTGTGTCAAAAGAGGTCGAAAGACTTGACTTGTTGATCAAGGATGCTTTAAAAGATAGTCAATACTCCGCAGCAGTCAATGCGATAAGGTTAAAAGCTCAGCTACTAGGGTTCTTGGTTGAGAAGAAAGAAATTAAAACAAATAGTCTTGACGCAATGAACGAAGAAGAATTGACTCAGTACTTGACCCAAATCCGCGTGGATCACGGGTTGTTGATTGATGATGCAGGCGGCTTGATCATCGGTGATCAGGTTGATGACGTTGATCCACAACAACAAGCCGCAACCGTCCTTACGGATCCGCAAGGATCAGGGGCCAAGGTGAACAGCGTTGATCACAGTGGATCCTTGACGCAAGGGCTCAGTGCTGATCAGCAAGGATCAGGATAATATAATAATTATTGATGGGTCTTGTGTTTTTATTAAAAAATTAATAAAGATAAAAAAAGCTCTATTCACTTATTAGTAGTTAAAAGTACAAATAATAAATTTTAAAGTATTTTTTTAAAATAAATAAAGTAATTAAAAATAATTATTAATTTAAAAAGAAATTTTATTTATGATATATTTTTTTAGAAATTTTATTTATTTAATATTAATTATTTTAATATTATTTCTTATAAGTATTTAAATACTACTTATAAGCGAATAAGAACAAAACAAGAACAAAGTTAAAGTAAAAATATTTCTCCTAACTATTTACTTTTAATAAAAAATATTTATTAATAATAATCAGATAAGTTAATAGAAATTAATTTAATTAATTTTAATACTTACTAGAAAGAGAGAAAAAAGAGAGATGGAAAAAACTAAAAAAACTTTAGTAGAAAATAAAGTTCCATTATCTTTTAGAGAGTTCGAATCTAAAAAAATTTTATTTAGATTAATAAATTCTAAAAGAGAAAAAACTAAATCATTTTCTATTTACGAAAAATCTAAGTTTTCAACTACTCTTAAAGAAGCTTTTAACAACGATTATCGCAAAGTAGATACAGATTACGACACTACAAAAAATAATCGATTTAAAAAAGTTAATTTATTAGTAGATATTCCTTCTTATTTAGAAAAATCAAAGAAAAATCTTTATTTAGATTTATTAAATTCCAATAAAGAATTTACTAAAAATAATAAAGTATCTTCTGAGATTATCGAAAATATTAAGTATTTTGAAAATCTAGTAAATAATTTAAAATAATAATTTAATTATTATTCAAGACTAGCGACTATAAAAAGTCGCTAGTCTTTTTTTTATCGGCGGAAAATGATAAACGGTGAATGAGTTTAAAATAAAGATTAAATAAAAATAAAAAATAAATCTAAAATTAGGAATTTATAAAAATCGTATTAAGTTTAAATGAAAATAATTCTATAAAGTTTAAAATCTTTTTGGCGGATTACTAGATAAAGACTAAGTAAAAGATGATGAATAACCGGTATCCATATAAAAATTTTGTATAAAAATTTTTTGTAAAAAGATACTATCTGTTCAATGTCGTATTTAAATGCTAGTATCCCGCCAATTTATTGTCAAATAAGGAGGGAATATCTATATGATCTCAAACACAATAAAGGAGAAACTGAAGACTGTGTGGTCTTTGGTATTGCAAGCATACCAGGTAGGGCTGTACTATTTCATACGTTACTTACAAATGGTGCAATCTTTTGGCGACTACCTATCTCTGCTTTTATTCAAAAAGGATTTGAATGCAGCAGAGTTCCGAATCAAAATCTCGTTGATCTTGAATTATGGAATTCATTTAGCTATTATCCTAGTATTAATAGCTTTGATTTTTTAATTGGACAAAAATGTAAATATCTTGGGGTAGATAAAAAATTTTATGCTGGTGAATATTTATTTACGATTGACTGGGCTCATCCAGAGCCTAATATTATCGATACTGAGCATAGTGAAATACCCCAAGAACATAAGTGCGGACATCTTCTGGCACTTGATAACGGTAATTATGCTATTCAGCCTAATAATCGTATTCTTTGGAACGTGCCTAGCTTTACTACTGCAACACATTGGCCTGACTATAAAGTTCAAACTTCTTACTGGAATGTCGAAAATAAAGATTTTATATCTGAAGATAGCGACAAGATGTTCTACGAAATAAATAAAAAATAATTTTCTTTTCTTTTATAAATTTATTTGTATAGTGACTGTCTCAAACCATAACAACGAGGCTACTATGGCTAAAAAGAAAAAATCTTTCGAGAGTATAGTCGAAAGCATAAGAGACAAACAAGCTGAAATAGATGATCTTCTGAACGATTTAGAAGATAAATATAACTCTGATACTGATTCAGGATCCAATGATCAAGACGATTGGTCAGACGATGAAGATGATTCTGACGAAGAATAAATAAACTTTTTTGTTTACCCTAGAGCTTATAAACTCTAGGGTATACGAATGATCAACATTACAATATTACTTCCTACACGCAAGCGAGTAGAAACTTTAAAAAAATCGATAGAGTCATTAATTAAAACTTCTAAACACCCCGATAAGCTACAATTTCTATTTGCTGTGGACGATGATGATATTGATACTATAAATTTTTTAAAGTCAACATCGTATCCTAATCAAGGCGTACTTACTTTTAAACCTATGGGATATGAGAACATTCATAAGTATAATAATACTTTAGCTCTTTATGCTCATGGTAAATGGTTAATGTTCTTTAACGATGATGCGATAATGACTACTCAAAATTGGGATACCAAAATAATGGACCGTGGATCCAATTTTCGTGTGTTACGTGTAAAAGAACAAACATCACATCCTTATGCGATATTTCCAATCTTTCCTAGAGATTGGTTTATGCTCCTAGATCATATTAGTCTACATGGTCAAAATGATGCGTGGATCAGCGAGATAGCTTATAGTTTAGATATTATGAGAGATATAGA